ATGACCGGCAAGTGGTACATCAATCCCGACAAGGAGAAAGGCAAATGAAACCCCCAGTCCATAAAGCGCCGGGCAACTACGACCCGGACGCCAAAGAGCACAAAGTCCGCACGATCAACAACGAACCATCGATGACGATCCAGGAAAACGCGGACCTCCACATGACCGCGAACATCGTCGCGAGATTCCTCAAAACCGGCCAGCTCCCCGACGCCGGCGCCAACCCGCCGATCGCGGGAGACCTCACCAACGAACCAACAATGCAGCAACGCCTCGACGCCCTGGCCGCCGGCCAACACGCATTCCTGGCCTTGCCAGAAGCCACCAGGGCGGCGTTCAATCACGACATGAGCAACCTGGTACGCCAGGTCGACGAAGCCGGCGCAGAACAGGACCCAGACCGCCGCAGGCACCTGATCACGGAGCTCCGTCGCAAAGGCATGGACATCCCCCTCCCTCCGAAGCCGGAACCGCCGAAAGTGACTCCAGCACCTCCGGCACCCCCGCCGGCCTGAAGGGGGAGGGGGACCACTCAGCACACTTACATCAAGTAAAAGACGTGTGCTACAAGGGGGGGCCACAAAGCCCCCCCTTTTCCTTGACAAGGAGACCGAAATGAGATACCGCCCCCAGAACAAGCAGAGAAGCGCCAGGCGCTTCAGCCGACAGGCGAATCGAACCCATCCGATGAACAACAAGCCCGCGCCACTGCGAGGAGGGCGCAGGCTCTAACTACCATGCCGTGTTATCACCCGAAACCGGCATATCAAAAACAACCAGGGGCCCCGCTCGTCTTCGACCTGGCACGGGCCCCTTTCTTCAACATCAGAGTACCGTGCGGATGGTGTATCGGCTGCCGCCTCAACTCCGCACGTGAATGGGCGATTCGCCTCAACCACGAGGCAAGCACTCACGAACAAAATTGCGTCGTCACACTCACTTACAGAGACGACGCACTCCCAGGGATAAGACCCTGGACCGACCTGCCCACAGCAGAAGCTGTGGACAGCTCGGAAGCCTCGCGCGCGTTTCCCACAGCTACCCCCTGGGCTAACCAGGGGGCTGTGGAAAACGCTTGCACAGAATCAACACCAGTAGATAGTAAAACCCAGATCGGGCCGCATAAATACCCCGTCGCAAAGCTCAATACGCAAGCATCCGGAGGAAAAGACCTGCGGCCCTCAAGAGGGGAACTACGACACTCTGACGTACAAAAATTCGTCAGGAAATTAAGAAAGAAAAACAAATGCCGCTTTTTCGTAGCGGGCGAATACGGATCAATGACCGAACGCCCGCACTACCACATCATCCTATTCGGAATGAACTTCCCGGATAAATATCCGTGGAGAAAAACAGTCTCAGGAACACAACTATACCGGTCTAACTACCTCGAAAAAACCTGGACACACGGCAACGCCGAAATCAGCGAAATGAGCTACGAAGCCGCTCTCTACGTCGCGGGCTACTGCCTCAAAAAAATCACCGGCGACATGGCGCACGAGCACTACAAACGCTACGACCTCGAAACCGGAGAAATCCTCTGGCTCCCGCCAGAGTACTGCGAAATGAGCACCAACCCGGGCATCGGGTACACATGGCTCAAGAAATACGGAGACACAGACGTCTATCCACACGACCGCGTCATCATCAACGGATCACCGCAAAAACCGCCACGCTACTACGACGAAAAACTCAAACAGAGAAGCGAAATCGTACACAGCATCATCAAGACCAGGCGTGAAAAAGCGGCACGAAAAAACGCCCAACTACCGAATCAACCAACACTGGCGAGCAAGGAAACCGTCACCAAAGCTCGACAGGCACTTCGCAAAAGACGGCTGGAGAAACTGAAATGAGATTCCCGATACTCTGCATCAAAGACCGCGTGGCGAACCGATACAAACCACCGATGACATTCGCATCCATCCCCGAAGCGATCCGCGAATTCACGGTCGGCATCAACAACACCACCGGCCAGAACCTCATGAACAAATACCCGGACGACTTCGAACTCGTCCACACCGGCATGTTCGACGACGAAACGGGCAAGTCCTACGCCAACGACGACGTCACCGTCGTCTGCCTCGGCAAAGACGTCTACAAGCCACCAACCAGAGAGGAGGAACTACAAACACACCTATTCAATCAACGCAACACTGTTCACTAACTACCGGCACAAGCACAAAGGGGGGCGAAAGCCCCCCTTTCTACTAAGAGGCAAACATGGATTACACCGCTAACAAAGTCACCAACATCCAGAGATTCGCACAGATCGAACGAGCTCGCGTCCCACGCAGCAAATTCCCAATCGGCAAACGGGTCATGGACACCATCAACACCACCGACCTGGTACCAATCTTCTGCGAGGAAACACTCCCAGGCGACCTCTGGGACGTCCAACTCACAATCCTCGCCAGGTTCAGCACGCCTATCCAACCACTGATGGACAGAATCAGACTCGACACACACTTCTTCAGCATCGCAAACCGCCTGGTATGGGAGAACTGGCCGAAATTCATGGGCGAGCAAGACAACCCGGCCGACAGCATCAACTTCACCATACCGCAAGTAGTTAGCGCGGCCGGCGGATTCGTACAAAACTCGATCTTCGATCACTTCGGCCTCCCGTGCACCGGACAAATCGCAGGAGCAAACACGCTCAGCGTAAACGCGCTCCCACTCCGGGCATACAACCTCGTCGTCAACCAGTACTACCGCGACGAAAACCTCGACAACGCACTCATCCCAACAAATCCCTACGGATCCACAGGCCGCGGAAACGGACCCGACGCGATCGGCAATTACGCACTATTCCAGCGCAGAAAACCGAGAGACCGCTTCACCTCACTACTGCCATGGCCGCAGAAAGGCGGAACAGCAATAACCGTACCGCTCGTCGGCAACCCCCCAATCCGCACGAGCTCCTCCGCACTCATAGGCGGCGCTGCACCAGGAATCCAGTACAAAGACTCCCTCGCCGGCGGCGCACCCGTGCAGGCACTCACCATGGTCACCGGCGCAGCGGTCGGAAACGCAAACTTCAAAGGCTCGACCACCGCAGGCGTAGCGAACGCGGGCGACATGCTCTATCCAGCAAACCTATACGCGGACTTCGCCGGAACAAGCGCCGTCACCATCGCCGCACTCCGCATCGCCATCACACAACAACAATTCCTAGAGCTCGACGCTCGAGCTGGCACCAGGTACCCCGAATCGATACACGCGCACTTCGACGTGATCAGCCCGGACAGCAGAATGCAAAGGGCGGAATACATCGGAGGCGGAAGCCAGTACATGCAATTCACCGAGGTACCACAAACCAGCGGCACCGGAGCGAGCGGCACCACAAATCCACTCGGAACACTCGGAGCATTCGGCAAAACCGTCGGCAACAACCATCGCTTCCGCTGCGCCATCACCGAGCACGGCTACATCCTGGGACTGATCAGCGCAATCACCGTGCCTACGTACCAGCAGGGACTCCGAGACCACTGGACCAGATCAGTACGATTCGACTACCCGTACCCAATATTCGCCGGACTCGGCGAACAGCCGGTGCTAACAAAGCGGGTATTCTGCGATGGCAGCGCCAACGACAACGTCGTCCTAGGATACGAACCACGATTCGAGGAAATGAGAAACCTACCGAGCGAGATCAACGGCAAATTCCGAAGCAACCACACAGGCACACTCGACGCCTTCCACGTCGCCGAAGACTTCGCCGCAGCGCCCGGGTACAACTCCACCTTCATCACCGACCAAACGAAAAGCATCCTGGTCCGCAACCTCACACTCGGAGCCAGCGCCGCGAACCAACAACTCCTACTCGACATGTGGTTCGAAGGCAGCTTTGTCAGAGCACTACCGGCCTTCGGCACCCCAGGGCTAACGAGGCTCTAACTATGTGGCAAGCGTTCATCACAATACTTCTCTGGGAAGCGTTCAAATGGTGCATCAACACCGCCTTCAAGGAGGACCCATGACACGCGACCAAGAGCAAGGCGCATGGCGCGTGCTCTACATCACCGTCGCCAGCTGGAACCACCATCCAAAGGGCCTCGAACAAAACGGCACCTGGATCGCCCAGCAAGCAGACAAACTACTCATGGAACTCAAACGACAGGAGAATCTCCGATGGCCGGATGGGCAGCAGCAGCACAAGTAGCAGGCGAAGTCGCCGGAGCCTGGATATCAAGCGACAGCCAGCACAAAGCAAACCGAATGAATCTGAGGTTGCAACGTGAACAACAAGCCTGGGAAGAAAAGATGTCCAACACAGCTCTACAGAGGCGCATGGCTGATGCTCAAGGAGCTGGCATCAACCCACTCTATGCAATCGGCACGGGCGTCGCGAGTACGCCAAGCATCGCCCCTGCCCACATGGAAAGCGAAGGAGCAAAAGCAGGAGAAATCCTTTCAGGAACGGCAGCTCGAGCTGTTGCCACCAAGCAAGCCATCGAGCTCAACCGCGCACAGGTCTACGCCACCACCGCTGCAGGGGCCAAATCTCTCGCAGAAACACGCCTAACAAACGAGCAAGCAGGACTCGTCGCCGCGCAGAAGTTAGGCACCACACAGAGCGCGGACGAATCCAGAACCCGGGTCGTGCAAATGAACCAGGCCATGGACAAAATGCAGCTCGAAATGGAAGGCCTAGTCAGCGAAAACACCATCAAGCGGATAGACGCGCAAATCCGCGAACACACCAAAGGAGAAATCGAAGCGGCCATCAGAGCCGACACGCTCGGCAAACTACTCGGCATTCCCTCAAAAGAATACGAGAGCAAAAAGAGCGAGATCAAGGGAGCGGTCCTCCGCTACCTCGACAAGCTCACCAACCCAGACCTCGACACCGGAACCTTCCACGACATCCACGGAATGACCGGCAAGTGGTACATCAATCCCGACAAGGAGAAAGGCAAATGAAACCCCC